CTCCTGCAGATATCATGGATACTTTTGTTGGTTCTGTAACAATCGATATATTTACACAAGTAGATCCAACAGCAGTTACTTCAACATTTGATTTAGGCACAGTAGTGGCTCCCGCTGCCGCACTTCCTACAGGAGAAGAAATCAGCACCAATATTGGCGATGTAGTCATTCCAATTACAGTTGCTGGTCTATCCATGCAGTTTGATGATGGCACAGCCAATGCAGCAGCAAGTGCTTTAGTTCAGCCAACAGGTGTTGAATTATCCGTAGTTTTAGGTAATATGAGATCAACTCCTTGGGCAAATGTAGTCACGGGAGCAAGTAATACATGGACAGAGGTAGCAGCATAAATGGCATCAACTTATTCAGATAGATTAAAACTAGAGTTAATGGAAACGGGTGCAAACGCTAACGTTTGGGGAAACAACACTAATACAAATTTACAAACAATCGATGCTTTTGGAGCAGCATATCTTTCAAAATCAGTCGCAGGTTCAGCTAACGTAACACTTACAACAAATAACGCTGATCCCAATGCAGAGGCTTCTAATAAAGTAATTGAGTTCACAGGAACTCTGACAGGCGACATCACAGTTTTTATACCTGCCGTTGAAAACAATTATATTTTTTTCAACAATACTTCAGGATCATTTACGTTAACCGTAGCTCCAACAGGGCACGGTGCAAATGGAGTATCAATTTTACAAGGAGCACATACAGTTCAGTATTGTACGGGCACTAAAGTCGTTGATCTTTTTGCAAATTCTTTAGGCACTGTCAGTGTCAAAGGAACAGCTAATGTAAACTCTACTGTTTCTTTAGCAGCTAATGGTCAAGTTACTGCAACATCTTTTACAGGTAATGGTGCAGGTCTTGATGGAGTAACAACTTTAGATGCGGGCACCCAAATGGTTTTCTTACAATCAGCTGCTCCGACAGGGTGGACTCAGAACACTGCTGCTGCTTTAGCGAATTCAACATTAAGAGTTATAACATCGGGTTCAGCAGGAACCGGAGGATCCGATACTTTTGATACTGTTTTCGGACCTTCAAAATCAACTTCTGGTTCTGCTGATTGCGATATATCTCCTCTTAGTGTTAGTGGAGGAACTTGTTCTGATCATACTTTATCAACTCCAGAACTTTCAAGTCACACTCATCCATTTACTGCGGGTACACCTGAATATCCTAGACCTTCAGGACCTAATTCAATTGGAACATTAGCTGGCGCAACTTCAAGTTCAACAGGAGGTAGTGGAAGTCACTCTCACCCAATTACGGGATCAGGTTCAGTTTCTGGTAATGCTAGTGCTCCTTCTGTTGCTTTATCAATTCCTGCAATGAATTTAAAACACGCAAATGTTATAGTTTGCAGTAAGGATTAATATGGCATCAACTTATTCAGATAGATTAAAACTAGAATTAATGGCCACTGGTGCCAATGCTAACACTTGGGGAAATAATACAAACACTAATTTAGAAACCATTGACGCTTTTAATGCAGGTTATCTTGCTAAATCTGTAGCAGGTTCTGCCAATGTAACTTTAACAACCGCCAATGCAGACCCAACCGCTGAATCGTCAAATAAGGTAATTGAATTTACTGGAACTTTAACAGGAGATATTACGGTCTTTGTACCTGCTGTTGAAAGTAACTACATATTTTTTAACAATACATCAGGATCTTTTTCTCTAACTGTTGCTCCTACGGGTCATGGATCTAACGGAGTTGCAATTGTTCAAGGAGCACATACAATTCAATATTGCACAGGTAATAAAATAGTTGATCTTTTTGCCAACTCTTTTGGTAATTTATCTGTAAAAAATCAAATAAATATTGGAGACAATATAACATTAAATGCTAACGGTGTTATAGCAGCAACAACTCTTCTTGGTAATGGTGCAGGATTATCAGGCGTTGAAGAATTTGCACAAGGCACAGAAGCGTTGTTCGTTCAAACTTCTGCTCCAACAGGCTTCACCACAAACACAAATTCAACTTTGTCAGAGTGTTGCTTACAAGTAGTTTCTGGAACGGGTGCGGGAACGGGAGGTAGTGATGCTTTTAGTTCAGTTTTTACTGGATCAAAGACAGCTTCCAATCCATCTGCTCCTATTAATATTGATAATCTCTCTTTAGGTAGTACATTAACAGCGGGTTCACATACTCTTTCAACACCAGAACTTCCCGCTCATACTCACTCAGCACCAGCAGCTAATGCATCGGGTGGAGGTCCAAACCATAGTAATGCTCGAGGTCCTGTTCCAACAAAGAGAACTCCTAATTCAGGAAGAACTTCAGGTAGTAGTGGTGGTGATGGTGGTCACTCGCACACCATATCTGGTGTAGGTTTAAGTGGAAGTTTAAGTTCTCCTGTTTCAGCAAGTGTTCCTAACATGAACTTAAAATACGCAGATAGTATAGTAGCAACAAAGGATTAAAAAATGGCAAGCACATATTCAGATAGTTATAAACTCGAACTTCAAGAAACAGGAGCTAACGCTAATACTTGGGGTAATAATACCAATACAAACTTAGAAACTGTTGACGCTTTTACCGCTGGTTATCTTTCAAAGTCAGTGGCTGGATCGGCTAATGTTACATTAACAACTGCCAATGCTAGTCCAACCTCAGAGGCATCAAACAAGGTAATAGAATTCACAGGTGCTTTAACAGGTGATATTACAGTTTTTGTTCCAGCGGTTGAGTCAAATTATATATTTTTTAATAATACAACAGGTTCACAAACTTTAACAGTTGCTCCAACAGGTCACGGTAGTAATGGTGTTGCTATTACTCAAGGTGCTCACACAATTATGTATTGTAAAAATGGAGATACCATGGTTGATCTTTTTGCTAACTCTCTTGGAAACTTAAGTATTAAAAATACTTTAACAGTAAACAACTCTGTTTTTACAGCATCAAGTGGAACAGTGAACGCAACAGCTTATTCTGGAAATGGCTCTTCTTTGACAGGAGTTTCTAGTATTCCTTCTGGATCACAAGCTCTATTTTTTCAAGCTAGTGCACCAAGTGGCTGGACACAAAATACTGACGCATCGATCAATACAACCACTTTGCAAGTTGTCACAGGAACAGGGGGAGGAACGGGAGGTGGTGACGCATTTGGAACTGTTTTCTCAGGTTCAAAAAACACAGCATCAGGACCCATTTTATTTGATGATTTAACAGGAGCATCTGCAAGTACAGGAACATTAGCTGTTGGATCAACAACTCTTTCTACACCTCAAATAGCCAGTCACAATCACTCAACTGTGGGTGGAAACGCTAGTATTTCAAACAGAGATGATTTTCTTGCTGATAGTTCAAGTTCAACTTTGAACGCCACAGGAGGAGGTGGAGGACATACTCATCCTATCTCTGGAGGCCTCAGTTTATCTGGTAATGCATCCACTACTACAAATTTAAGTGTTTCTAATATGGATTTAAAATTTGCAAATGTTATTGCTTGTACTAAGGATTAATATTAAGATATCCTAAGAAATGCCAATATTCGATCCAGACGGTAAATGTCCTCTTTTAAATAAGAAATGTATCAAGCATCAATGTGTTTGGTATAATATGCTTCAAGGAAAAAATCCTCAAACTGGGCAAAACGTACAAGAATGGGGATGTTCTATAGCTTGGATTCCTTTGCTTTTAGTTGAAAACACTGGAAAACAAGTACAAACAAATTCCGCTGTTGAGTCTTTTAGAAACGAAATGGTCAAAGCTAATATGGTTACTTTAGCTCTAGTCAATGAATCTAACAAAAAACAAAAAGAAGATCCTACAAAACAAGTAGGAAGTATATGGAGTAATATAAGTCATGGACAAGATGCCCTTGCAAACGGTGAAGATCTTTCTGAAGATTTACAATTGCTTCAAGGTAAAAAAAATGTTAGTAATAAGAAAGGTAAAACAAAGGTAAAAAAAGATGCCAATAACAATAAACAACGTAACAGCAAATAATCAAATCACGATTATTAATGATGCTGATGTAAATCCCACAAACCCAAACGACGGTCCTAAACTGTATTCTGGAAATACAGAAGTAGATGTCAATATTGATGGAGTGGCATATTTAAATTTAAATGGAAATGATATTGTTCCCGCTAATGTTCATGCTTTTCAATATAGACCAGCCACATCTTCTGGTTGGATAGAGTTTGATGGAACAGCACCTAATCAACAAATTACAGAGGCAGAAATTCCAGCTTGGGCAAACACAATGATTACAAGATGGAATGGTGAAAAAACATATTGGGACACCTACAACACAACTTATAATAATCTCGTTGCGAATCTTGATGCAGAAGCTGCAAGTTATGAAACTGATTTAGCTAACGCTCAAACTTCTGCACAAACATCAGCTACTACTGCAAAAAATAATATTTTAGGTGCTTAATCTAAAAAACGAAGTTTTAGAGTATTCTATCACTATGAAAAATGTGATGGAAAAACCTCTGATTAATCTCATTAATGAAGAAATATATACCGACATAGATTCTTGGAGCAATGGTGGCACAGCAGCGGGAGAAGATTTAAAGGTTAGATCAGTTAAAGTCAGGTCTCTTGAGGAAGATGAAATTGGACATTCTGTTTCAAGAAGAATTATTTACAATGATCTAAAAAAATTTACATCCTTTATTAATCAAGAATATAAAAAAAATGTTTCTGATTTTTATTTTTCTGACAAAAATTACTTTCAATTTTTATATTATGATTCAAAGATGAAAGGTCATTACGAATATCACACAGATCACATGCTATCAAATCCTAGAATTTTAACAATTTTAGTAGGGTTAAACTCAGTGGATGAATATGAAGGTGGAGAACTTTTTGTTCAAAATCAAAAAAAAGGAATAAAATTAAATACAGGAGATGTAGTTGTTTTTCCTTCGAATTTTATGTTTCCACACAAAGTCTCTGAGGTCACGAAAGGACACAGAAAAGTATTAATAATATGGACTCAATAAATTATTTTAAAGAAAATAATTATGTGCATATTCCTGGAATGGTTAATGCAGAAATAAATAATTTTATATATAATTATTTGATAATTAAATCCTGCACGAATGTATCATTTGGTAATGATCAAACTACGGGTTATCTTAGACACTGCTATGCAGATATAGCAACTGAAACATTGTCCTCTATTCTTTTAGAAAAAATTTCTAATATTACTCAAAAGAAGTTGTGTCCTACTTATTCTTATTGTCGTGTCTATACAAAAGGAGAAATTTTACCTCCACATGTGGATAGAGAAAGTTGCGAGTATTCAGTTACAGTTAATTTTGGTGGAGATCCTTGGTCTATATATTTTGGTGAATTAAATAAAGGTGAAGACCTAGATAATGGTTATACTTTGAAAAAAGAAATCATTCTTAATCCTGGTGATGGAATCGTATATATGGGAGAAAAACTTGTACACTGGAGAAATAAGTTTAAAGGAGATCACTGCGCTCAAGCTTTTTTACATTACATAGACATGGATGGGCCCCATTATCCAGAACATGCTTATGATGGAAGAAAAAATATAGGTTATAATAAATAATAATAAAAAGATGTTAAAAGCTTTAAAAACTGAAAATTATTATCATTCAAAAATAAATAATGATGTGTGTAAAAGCGCTTTACATTTGATTGATGAAAATAGTAAACATTTTACTCAAAAAAGTTGGAACTGCAAAATAAGAACTTCCCTCAATATAACAAACAATATTCTTAATCTTTTTAAACTAAACTTGTTAAAAACACATACATTTAGTCACATAGAAAATTATATGCATTTAGCTAATTATTATTTTCAAGGATACATATATGAGTCTTGGGTCAATGTATATGAAAAAGATTTTTTTCAAGAAAAACATATACATGATGGTAGTGTAGGAAAATATATTAGTGGTGTTATTTATTTAACCGAAAATAATTCTGAGTTATGTTTGTATCCAAAAAGTGATCCTCGTGAAGAAATAATAATTAAACCAGAGTTTGCGGATATTATAATTTTTCAAGGTGATCAAGAACATATGGTGATACCTAATTTAAATGAAGAATTAAGAATAAGTATTGCTTTTAATTATTTACTCTGTGAAAAATGGAAAGGTATGAGATGATAAAAAAAGAAGAATTAAAAGATAGGAATTTTAAAATATTTTTAGGCATGCCAATGTATGGCGGGATGCTTACAGAAAACACCATGCATGGTTTATTACAACTACAACAATGGTCATTTGCAAAAGGTGTGGGTATGCGTGTTCAAACCATGGGTAATGAAAGCTTAATTACTAGAGCCAGAAATACTATTGTTTCCATGATGATGGATCAAACAGACTATGTTGCCACTCACCTATTGTTTATAGATGCAGACATT